GCCACTGCAGCAGAGAAGCGAATCGAGATTGGCCAAACAACACTGGCTGAGGAGATCGTTGCCTACGACGGTGGCGATTGGGAGCAGAAGCACAGGCAGCGTGCGCGAGAGGTTCGGGATCGGGAGCGGGATGGACTGCAGGTACCCGTAGGCACGAAAGCTCCCACATCAAAGCCGTTAAGCCAACAGGAAAAACCGGATCAATCCGATGACCCGGAAGACCCGGAAGACCGGGATTCTTCTCAGTTGCAGCTTTCCCTAGCATGATGCCATGACTGTTCTTGACGTTCTCAACTCACCGTGGGCCATCCTGCCCACCAAGCTGGAGGAGATCCAGGCGATCTACTGCGCCAGGGTTCGCGGGGAAGATGTGGACCTGCAAGCCATTGAGGCACGCATGGGTCGGCCCATGGTCAATGACCAGCAGTCTTACGAGGTGGTCAACGGCACCGCGCTGATTCCTCTGCGTGGCGTCCTGGGGCAGCGAATGAATCTGATGAGCAACATGAGCGGGGGCACCTCGACAGAGATGTTTGCCGCTGATGTTCGATCTGCCGCAGCCGACTCCGCCGTGCAATCCATCATCATCCTGGCGGACACACCAGGCGGGACTGTCGCCGGCACCCAGGCCGCTGCGTCAGCGGTCCGATCCGTGCGAGGCATCAAGCCGATTGCAACCCTGGTCCAGGGTGCCATGGCTAGCGCTGGCGTCTGGATCGGGTCGGCGTCCGACCTGGTGGCCCTTGATTCCCAGACATCGCAGATTGGCTCTATTGGTGTCGTAGCCACTCACGTAGATGTGAGCCAGCGCGAAAAAGACATGGGGATTAAGACGACCGAAATCGTAGCCGGTAAATACAAACGCGCCGCAAGTCAGTTCGGACCGCTGACCGAAACAGGTCAGGCAATGATGCAAGCGCAAGTGGATTATCTGTATTCGCTTTTTGTCGCTGATATTGCCGCCTATCGTGGAACAACCGAAGCCGACGTGCTGCAGCGCATGGCCGATGGTCGGATGTTTATCGGTCAGCAGGCTATTGATGCCGGCTTAGCCGATCAAATCACTAGCCTGGAAAAGTTAATCTCTCAATTGGCTAACGCCCAGTCCAATCGGCGCACCCTGTCCCTTGCCAAATCGTCTATGGAATCCCATGCTTCCAGCCCAAATCCCCAGCAACTGGCCTCTCAGTGGTCGGCTGAGCATCCTGAGGCCGCGGCTGTGCTGCGTGCTGAAGGGGCCGTCTCTGAGCGCGATCGGATCGCTGCCGTTCGAGCTCAGTCCCTGCCTGGCCATGAAGCCCTGATTGAGCGGTTCGCCACCGATGGCCACACCACGGGCCCTGAGGCCGCTGTCGCCGTCCTGGCGGCTGAGCGTCAGGCCCAGGCCACCAGCGCCGCCGTGAGGTTGGCCGAGGCTCCCGCGCCATTGGCGTTCACTCCAGCACCGGATGCCGGGCTGGAGTCCGTCAAGCCAACCAAGCCGGAGCCAACCGCCCAGGAGCTGGCGGCACGTGCTCGCGAGATCACGGACCAGGCCAGAACCGCAGGCCGGACGATCTCCGCAACCGATGCTGTGGCCCAGGCCCGGCGCGAACTCACCACCTGACGCGACACCATCATGTCTCTCCGTAATCAAGGCCTAACCAAGGCGTTTCAAGCCGGCGCCGCTGTTGCCCCAAATCGGTTCATCAAGTTCGGCGCCGACGATCGAACCATGGTCCAGGCTGCCGCCGCTGCTGATTTTGTTGTTGGCGCCTCCGATGACGTTGGCTGCGCATCTGGTGAGCGGTTTGATGGCATTTTCGACGGGATCGTCACCGTTGATTTCGGCGGAACCGTTACGCGTGGTGCGCAGGTGATGAGCGATGCCAACGGCAAGGCCATTACTGCAGCCGCTTCAGCCGGCGCCAATGTGCGAACCGCTGGCATTGCAATGGCCAGCGCCGTCTCAGGGGACAAGGCACCTGTCCTCCTTATTCCTGGATCTTTCCAGGGCTAACCCACTCCCCTTAAGGTAACCATCAATGGCTTATCAGAATTATCCATTTCCGATCCAGCAAGAGCTGACGGCAATCGCTCTTGCTTACACCAATCGAGCGTATATCGCTGATCAAGTCTTGCCACGAACTACGGTTGGCAGCCGTGAGTTCAAGTGGCAGCTGTTCAACAAAGACGAAATGTTCACCATCCCTGAAACGATGGTGGGCCGCAAAGGTGTTCCAAACGAAGTGCAGTTTAGCGGCACCGAAACTGCCGGTTTCGTTAAGGATTTTGGCCTTGATGACTTGGTGCCCAACGATGACGTTGACGCGGCACCTCCTGGCTATGACCCGATTGGCCGCGCCGTTGAAGGCGTGTCCGAGCTGATCGCCCTAAATCGCGAAAAACGGGTGGCTGACCTGGTGTTTAGCCTCAACACGTATCCTGCTGCTAACCGCACAACTCTTAGCGGTACTTCGCAGTGGTCCGATTACACCAACTCCGACCCCTATCCCGCCATAATGGGCGCCTTGGATGGCATGTTGATGCGGCCAAATATGGCTGTCATTGGCCGTCAGGCGTGGACAAAGCTGCGCGTGCACCCCAAGATCACCGCGGCGCTTGCCCCCTCCAGCACCGGCAACACCCTGACGGTCAACGGCCAAGGCGCTCCCGCGTCCTTGCGGGCCGTGGCTGATCTGCTGGAGCTCGATCAGATCCTGCTCGGCGAAAGCTGGGTGAACACCGCCAAGCCTGGCCAAGACGCCAGCCTGTCCCGTGTGTGGGGTAAACACATGGCGTTCCTGCACCAGAACCCAATCGCCACGGTTCGCGGCAACGCAGTCACATTCGGCTACACGGCCGAGTATGGCAACCGGGTGAGCGGCAGCATCCCCGAGCCCAAGGTGGGTCTACGTGGCGCACAGCGTGTGCGGGTCGGTGAATCGGTAAACGAGATCATCGCAGCCAATGATGTGGGTTACTTCTTTCAGAACATCGTCGCTTGATCATGGCTAAACACATTGTGATCACTGGCCCCGTCGAGCATGACGGGGTTCGGTATGACGAGGGGCAAGAGTTGACCTTGCCCAATGATGATGCGGCTCAACTGGTGGAGCTTGGCGTCATTGAACTGGTACGGGCTGTTGTCAAGGGCAAAGCCCAGGATGGCGACTGATGGCGTTCGAGGAGGATTTTGACTTCCTCAATGAAGACGACTTTGGCGTCCCAGTGATCTGGGGCGCCATTTCTAGTAGCGGTATTCTTGATAAGAATGCTCAGCTTATATTTGGTGGAAATGTTGTAAGTGTCGATTACGCAGTACGCCTTAAAAGCTCAATTTTCTCAGCCCTCCGCTACGGCGACCTGCTGCAGGTCGATGGCGCAGCCTATTCCGTTCGCGAACCAATGCCAGTTGGCGATGGAGCCTACATGATGGTTAGCCTGTCTCTGGAGCCGGTGATAACCACCCTGTTTAAACTGTTATTGGAAGACGGTTCATATCTGCTCCTTGAAGATGGTGGCCTCTTGTTGCTTGAATCGTAATGCCAGACCAGAAGCTCTCACAACTCGCGGTCAACAGCCCGGCTACCACGCCTCTCACTGGCGCCGAATTGGTGTACGTGGTGCAGGGCGGCCAGCAGAAAGGTACTACTGCGCAGAGGATTGCAGATAAGGCGCCTGCTACAAATCTTGACTACAATCCCGCGACTCGCTTACTCACTAGCAGTACTGGCGTCGATGTAACGCTACCGGAAGCCACTCAGCTGGAGGCCGGTCTAATATCTGCCGCCAGTCAGTCAAAGCTTGATTCGATAACCGTTGATCGTGCAACTCTGACCGTAGCTCCGGTCCGAAACAACACCGGTAGCGCGATAGCTAAAGGCGTGCCGATCTACGTGACTGGCAGCAGCGGAACAACTAAAACTATTGCGCCGGCTGACGCCTCTATCGAAGCAACGGCAGCCAATACCCTGGGCCTGACACTGGAGGCGATCCCCAGTAATACCGACGGCTTCGTTGTCACCGAAGGCCCGCTCACTGGCGTCAACACATCCAGCCTGACAGAGGGTGGGCTGGTGTTCCTCAGCGAAACCACCGGCCAGTTCACCAGCACCAGGCCAACGCAACCGGCCCATGGGGTGGTGCTGGGGTGGTGCGTCAAGGCGGGCGCGGGAACGTCGGGGATTCTCTACGTCAAGGTTGACAACGGCCTAGAGCTCGGCGAGCTGCATGATGTTCTGATCAATGGCGCGAGCCCAGGACAGGTGCTGCGCCGGGCGTCTAACGGCCTGTGGATCAATCAAACCCTGGCAGCTGGCGATGTTGGCGCCGACGCCACCGGCACCGCAGCAGCTGCCATCACTGCTCACCTGACGGCGGTCGATCACACCTCCGTAACCCTCGGCGCCACCGTGGCCGATGTGCTGGGGCTGACGGGGCAGCAGTTGACCGCTGACGACCCGGGGGCGGGCGCCGATCGGCTGCTGTTCTGGGATCAGTCAGCCGGACGCCTGCGGCACCTGGCGCTCGGCGCCAACCTGACGATTACCGACACAACTCTGGACGCCACCGGCGGCGGAGGTGGTGGAGGCTATCCCGCGT